AAGCAACCTGTTTTTTTAACTTGATTAGACATTTTAACACCGTACTGCACTCTACCAACACCGAATCCGGTGGCTCTTTGTCCTTTTTTACCTTTTATAGTGGTGGTTATTAAATTATCATATTCTAGTTCTTCATGCATGATATCTGATACTTGTTGACCAGTATCGTTAGTTTCTATTAGAATATACGCATCATTATACTTTTTCGCAACACTAGCAATCATGTTGGGCAAAAGCATTACTGGCATGGTATTGTTTCTAAATTTAGCAACCACAGTATACGGCATCTTGCTTACATCTAAAACTAAAAATGCGTGATAGTCTAACCCAACTGCCCTGCATGTATCCACAGTAACGGTGTATATGTGATCCTTTTCGGGTTCTTTGTAAATCATCAATCCGTCTCTGGTTGTTAGTTTTGCGTCTTCATACACAAGGGCTGAAAGTTTATTTGGACTAACTAGAGTATCTTCCGAACCCAAGAACTCACACTCATACTCGGCTAACCACAGACGCTCGGAACCAAGAGCCTTTTTGGTCATCTCTTTCCATTTTTCATCTCTGCCAGGTACTTCCCACCATTTAACTTCAATTGCTTTATATGGATTTCTACCTGCTAGAGCGTCTTTCCAAATTTTATAGTACATGTTCATACCCTTGGGGGTAGACACAATTACAACTTTAGATGTTTGACCTGATGAAATGGTCGGGTACACCGATGCAAAAAACTCGTCGGCTATGTTGTTGGGAACGAATGCAAATTCGTCCAACATGATGTAGTTGAACGAGTCACCACGAACAGCAGTAGCCGAGGTTGATGATGCAATAATCTTGGAGCCATTCTCAAACTTGATGCTCGTTTTGTTCCACTCTACCACACCTTGTTTTAACCACATCGGCAAACGCTCGTATGCCAACTTGATACGGTCTAGGATTTCAGTAGCAGTTTTTTGTTTGTTGGCAAGTACAGCAACTTTATAGTCAGGAGTAAATTGAGTCATGTGTAAAACATCACCAGTCACACACGAGGTTTTACCTGTCTGACGAGGGAACTTACAAATACTAAAACGATTACTTCTAACTTCTTTTAAAAATCGTTTCTGATATTCGTAAAGATCAAATAGGATAGGGCCTTTATCAAGTGAACGAATGTAAAAATAATTGGTCAAGAAATACTGTAAATCCTCAGAGCATTTAACATACTCTTCCATCTGCTCTTTAGAGTATTCAATCTTGACACCTGGCCCCTTAAGTAAAGCATTGCCCAGATAAGCAATTCCCTGTTTAGCGGGCATCTATAATATCCTCGTTTGCAGGAGGCAGTTCTTTGGTTGCCGATTCCAAGTCTTTTCTAGCACGAAGAAACTTGGATAGTTCGGCGGTGTTACCTACAAAGATATTGTTGTTTGTTGTGGTGACGCTTCCTGATGCCTTTAATGGGTCTTCACGCTTAATATCTTTTAGTTGCTTGTGCAGATGCATTAGTTTGTTGTTGGCTTCAAGAGTGGCTTGAATCAACTGTGCGGCTACTTCGTATGCTCTAGAACTTTGAGTTTCTTGAGCCACCTGAAGAACACCTTGAATTGCATCTTCAGACTGTATAATTACTCGCTTCAGATTATCACGCACCTCACGATAATCTTTATCAGTATCCGAGTTGCCTGTTACTGAAGAAGAAATTTTAATTGGTGTTGACTGAGAAATTTCTATTTTGTTGTCTCGCTCAGGAAGCGGTTGACCAAAAATAGCATTGTCTAAGTTAATATCAACGCGAGATTCACCACTCATGTTAAACTCCTGTTATTATCTATTACTGAGGAGGAAATTCAATTATAGACTGTTGTGCTGTTGGGCCCTCAGGAACATAAGAACCAGCAGTTATTCCGTTCTTTGGGTAAACTCTAATATTTGCTGCTGTTGCTCCGTCTGTTATTCCTAAAATAATGTTTAATCCACCAGCACCAGACAATCCAAAAGAACCACCAGGGCCACTTCCACCAATAATTGTGATTCCTCCAGTATCTTTGATGACTCCCATTTTTTCTATCGGACCATACAAATAGAATTTTGATGTAAAAGTTAATGTTGCGTATGTTAATTTACGCAAATCATAACCGCCATATGAACCATCATCTCCCTCACCCAAAACACAACTTTTAAACACTATGGGTATATTCACATTACTGTCAAGTTCGTTCATTTTTAAAGATACTGTATACTCTGGTTGAAAGAACGGAAGAATTTGTTCTATTATCTGCAAAGCATCTTCAGTATTTTTAGTCATTACCCCCAAAGTTAAATCCATGTTATATGGGACTCTTTCGTAACGAGTCTTCATAGAGGTTTCATCGTTGTATAAAACAGTTCGGTTTAGGCTGTTTAGTTTTCTATTTGGATCGTAATTTAAATTTGAAATTTCAAACGATAGTCTAGGAAGGTAATTCTCTATTCTGACTTTAGTTGCGTCAAAATCTGTTCCTATTCTAGCCAGTCTACGAATAAATTTCTGTTGCGGCCCGTAAGAGATCGGAACTTTTACTCTCTCAACTTCTTTGTTGTTGTCATCAAATCTAGAAATATAAATGTCATTAAACAACGCACCAAATGCTACGACAACTTTTCTTATAGTTTGATGATAAAAATGCTGAAACATTATGTGGGTTCTCCAAACGGATGTTTCTCGCTAAAGTTGAAGTATTGATCTGCTTCTTGTTGTATTTCTGCGTTGCTTTCGTCTACAAATACACCAAATTTATCTGCAATTCCTGTTACTATTCTATAGGCATTATTACTATTAGCCTTGGCAAGATAGTATGAATTTACAGATGTGGTTTTGTTCCACTTACCAACGATATCAGAAAGTACAATAGTGTTCGGTTCACGGGGAGTGAAGGAAACAACAGTTGCTTTTGCGCTTGCTCCTTCCAAAGAACCCGTAATTGATCCGTCCGAATACTGATATACTGTGTCGCCTTTTGTAAAAGTTCCTGTTCCACCGGTTGCTCCTAAAGAGAGGGTAATATTGTAACCAGAGTTCTCTTCCACAACATCTATTTCTGGAACTCCAGTGTTCATCTTTTCCTCGCTGTACTGGAACAGTTCACATGTTAATTGAAAAGACAGCAATTTACCTAAACTGTAGAAAGGGTTTTCGTGTTCTACAAACTTAATTTCAAACAATCCTCTATTAAGAGGCAAATACAGTAAATCTCCTTCTACAGGTCTTTCCATTCCAGTTTCACGCTTGAAACGCTTTCGTGAAACAGTAAATTTCACACTGTCCCTAATTTCGAAGCCAAACTTAGTGAAAGTATCCCCGCCTTCAAACGCGGTTGTAGTGTCCATATACATCTCTATCATTTTAAATGTAGAGAATCTTGAATAAGGTGCTTCACCAAAAAAGTCATCTTTATGAACCATACTTCTTGGCAAATAGTAAATTTCCATTCCGTGAATCTTTATTGCCTCAACCGTAAGGTCTTCAATAAGATTTTGTTCGGGGAAATTCTTAAATTTGTTGAAATATGGATTTAAAGCCACAGATTATCCCATCATAAAATCGGTTGGCAATTGATACATGTCCATGATTTGTTTTTCTATTGCATCAATTTCTGTGGTAGCCTCACTAACAAGTTTGTCGCCATTAAAAGTAATGTCTCCAGGCAGTTTGATGCCACTATATTTGCTTAGATTTATTCCCCATTGTTTTTTAATCAAAGCCGTTACATACTTTTTTAACATTCTGTCTTCGTAAATTTCTGTGTGAATTCTAGGATCAAGAATACGATACGCTTCAATAACAAAGTATTGACCAGGATTTACAAACTTCCAATCCATGTTGATTTTTAGTTTGTTGGAAACACGACTAAATCCAACCATTTTTTCAGGAGACAGATACTGTCTAAGCAAAGACAAGTATTGCTGTGTTAGATCGTACTGAACAAGATCAATTGTTCCGAAGGTGTAAAGATCGTTCAAAGCGTATTGATAACGAACATCAAACATGCCTACAGATTGTGCTGTAATGTGAAATATTTTTGTTACGCTTGTTATTAAATCTTCAAGCAAAATATCCGCAGCAGTTGGATCTTCAGTATTTTCAAATGACGCATCAGCAGGATTAAAACCAGGATTGTCTGCTTTAATCATAATATAACCGTTTTTAACATCATCGGGTTGAATCTGATATTTTAGATAAACTTGTTCAACTCCGTCAAAGTGATATTCTGAGAAAAAACGAATAGCATCGTCCACGCGATCCTGAACTTGATCTTCGTCTACATTTACTTCAATTACAGGCGAACCTAACGCTCTTAAAGCGTAATCAATTAGTTTCTGTCTCGTTTTGATTGACGGCATCGTTATTCTCCATAGGATATTTATCCTTGATTTTTTTTCTTAATTTTTGTATATCGGTGATGCCTGACTCACTTTTTGTTTTCTTTTCTATCAAATTCTCCCACATAGCAACTACTAACTCTTCAATGGTGGGGTATTCTAGTCTTCTTAAATCTCTGTAACCCATAGTTGCTTGTTCTTTTGCTTGTGCTATTTCTTGTTCAAAAGAAGTTTCTTCTTGGTGGGCTTCAGTAATAATTTCTTCTGATAATTGAACAAAATCGCTAATTCGTTTTAAATATCTTTCGCCGTCATCCCAAACACCAATTATTTTATATTGTCTGTCTTTTGTTTTTATGAGTCTATATGATGATTCATCAGATTCATACTTTAGATAAACTGTTCCAATTGGTTCAGAATATTTTGGCTCTAATGCTAGAAAGGCAGATCGCTTTATTTGTTTTCCGTCTATTGCAAAATCACCAGATTGTAATCGTTCAAATCGCATTCAATAACCTTTCATTTTTATTCTATAACAGTAACAGGCTGAGTTACCTCTATTGATATTTGACGGTTTATGTCGCTGGCGGAAAATTTTGACAGTTTACCTTTACCAGTATTCAAAACATAACTTTGCAAATTGCTGGTACTTGGAACGCTAGTTCCTATCTTTCCACCACCACAAACCATGTTAATCATTCCCATAGAAGTTGGACTTACACTCAAGAAAGGAGCCACTACATTTACAGATTCACCAGAACCTCCAACAAAGTTACTTGTTTGTCCTGTTCCACCAGTAAACCCACCAGAGCGTTCATCACCACCAATAACCAATGATGAATTGCCCATGAAGTAGAATCCTGCTTGATAACCATTAGCAATAAATTGTGAATAACTGTCTTGAACTTCAATACTTCCACCATTTAAAATACCCATAGAAGAGTTATTTACGATATTTGTATAACTATCGCTATTAGGATCTCCATTAACTTCAATGACTCCATATGTTTTTGATACTAATCCATAGGTATTCCCGTTTATAACAGGACTTGTAAGTTCAATTATTCCGTTTCTTTCAGCAAGCGCAGCAGCACCAGAACAATTAGAGATTATTACATTATCAGATTTAATTGTTCCACCACGACCCGCGTAAAGAGCAGACCCGTGTGATGGCCATCCATAAAATGCCATGTTAGTCCCAAGTTTAATTAGTCCTGAACCTGTAGAGATTACTGCTTTTGCTGCTTCTGAAGAATTTGTCAATCCTTCAAATGAGATAACAAAAGGATCTCCATGTTCTGGAAGACCCAAATTCAGTTCACCAGATTCTACAAGATAGCCACTACAATCTTTAAAGTTTACTGAAGTTGTGTAAACATCCACATTGAAGAATGGGCCAGAAGCACCACCGGTTATGTAACCAGTAAACACATCAGAACCACTTATTCCATACGGAACATTACCGTAAGCACGAACCCAATGATCTGTTACAGTGTTTACTTTATATACTCCAGCAAGAGATTGGTGTCCTGTTGCACTTGCTGTTAAAGATAGAGTAAAATATTCTGGACGAATACCAATGTAATTGCCCTGAACCACATTTGTAGTGTTCATAAGAACATCTATAACAATAGTGTTTCTTCCAGTATTTCCTGTAGCCCCATTTAAGAATCCTGCGGACAAACCAACAGGAATTTTTGTAAAGTGAGAATCTGGAGATGCAAAAACATTAACCTTGCATCCACTTACTACATTTGTCTTGTCGCTAGTGAATACTGTATTGGTAGAATCTTTCACCAAAGAAATGTTTGTTTCTTTTGGTGGAGTAAAGTAATTTGAAGAATCTTGATCTCTAACGGTGTCGCATAGAGAAATGTATCCACTAGCCCCCTCACACATACCACCACACGCCTGAGAAGTTATCTGCAAACTAAATTTAAAGTTTTTCTTTATCAGAAGGGAAACATTTAGGGGTTGCACTTCTTCTATTGTCGGAGTATCTCCCCATGTTCCGCTTAAGGAATCAACAAATGTGGCATAATTAGTAGGAGCACTAGCAACAATTGATATGTTGTGTGGAGAAGAAGATTCAACATCAGGAACAGGATCTCCTGCTGGAGACACATAGACTGTGCTTGCATTGTATTTGCTGTAATATGGAGCAGTGCAGCCACATTCGCCCGTGGCCCCTCGTTCACCTGTTGCTCCTTTTTGACCAACAGATCCGGTTGCTCCTTGGG